AAAGACATAGAACAAGACATACTATTAGAAAGAGATTATTATAAAGTTCAGTCTCTTATTAAAGATAGATATGTTATATTATATTTATTATCTTTCTATATATAGAATAACATTAATTGGCTCTTCAGCCGCAAATCCTTAATAACATGAAACATATAACACCTAGTGAAGAGATATTCAACGAGATGATTGATATTGCAACCATTATATGGAAACAATATGATGATGAGTTTGGATATGTTACAGAGAAACTAAACATTATAAACAATCTTCGAAACTATGAAGACAATGTAATGGTTACATATAGAATGTTTGATCATATCAATCAGAATTTAGAGCTCGTGCATCAGAAGATGTGAGAGAATACATAAAGAGTAATTTATAACACTAAATCCTTAATAACAATGAAAACAACTAACCAATTAGTAGACAATGCATTCATTATAGTGTTCACTATATGTATTCTTTATGTATTTAGCTATTTTGCTGTTTACATCAATGATGTAATTAATGAAAGCAATGAAATCAATGAAATCAAAACAAAACCAATATCATATCCAGAAGAAATAGAAATTGCTAAACCAGGTGATACATTGATTGTAACATCAGTTAGCGATAGTATATACATTGGATTTAAACATTAATAGCCTATGAAGAAGAAAGAACATGATTTCGAGCATGCTGTATTCAAATGTGCAGCTCTCGTAGAGAATCAAGCTGATGCTAATAGAGCTAAACAGATATGTATTGATAATGATCTACCTATTTGGGATAGAAGAGATGCATTTGACATCAATGGTAGTAATAATGAAGACAATTATATATTCTTTAATGGTGATACTCAATTCTATGTTGATAGTATTGATCCAGATGATTATGAACATTGTGAGGTAGTATCATTAACACACTTCGAAACATTAGCTGAAGACTATAGTGGTAATTCATATGAATCAATAGATGATGCATTGTCTAAAATAAAAGAATTAAATAATCTCCTTAATAATAAATAACATGAAGAAAGTAATTATATTCCATTTCGCTTACTCAGGTAATGATAATGCAGGCCAGAGAACAACAAGAACGACTTATTCTATATTCACAAGAAAGAGCACTATTGTTAATGATTTCTTTGACTGGACAAAAAAAGAGTTATCAGATGTACACGAAATGACCAAAGAAGAATGTTGTATCACTAACATGCAAATCATAGGGTTATGAGAGTAGAAGATATCCAACAGAGGTTACAAGATATCCATATGGAAGTCTTTTCATTAGATAGTCTTAAAGAAAGTTACGATGATGTGAACATTCACACCATTGAGAAGAGAATAGAAGAGTTACAAACAGAGAAGTTTAACCTACAACAGCTATTAGATAGTTGTTTTGATGAAATAATAGGATTATGATAGGATTATATATATTCATTACATACTTAATCATGTTAGGTATGTTGATTGAGTCTTTTAGAAAGACACAGGAAGTTCCAACAGAAGCTTGGTTCATTTTAGCATTAAGTCCAATTACATTTCCATTGATTATTGGTATGGAAATAGTTGATAGAAAAGAATAATGTGGGAGATTTTAGCAAAGGCACTCATAAGCATAGTCTTGTGGGTGCTAGTTGCTAGAGTGTTCATGCACTTTGGCAAGAAAATATTTAAAGACTAACAATTAAATACTAATCAACATGACAAATTCAAACAAAGAGTCATTCTACTACAAAGTAGAGCAACTAGAAGAACTAGTACAAAGACAACAGAAAGCTTTAGAGATGGCTAATCATCTACTTGACTTAAAAGGTAAACTTGTAGATCTATGTGAAGAAGAAGTAGAACTCTATAAAGCAGAGAACAAGAGATTAAGAAAATCTCTAATCATATCAGGAGTCATCTTTGCATTATTAGCTGTAATAAATCTAACACGTTTATTATTTTAATGTAATGAGACCTAGGATAGCAAGAGGTACATTAGTTGGTTCAACTAATCCTTTGAATCGTATTAAAGCTAGAAGAATGATTATCGAAGTGTTATACAACTTCAGAACAGGAGTTGTAAAAGAGCGAAACGTAGGAGTTCGTGATAGAATAGAACAATAAATCCTTAATAACAGAAAAAATGAGTACAACAAGTATTTTTAGTTTTGACCACGGTCAAAAAAAGATCTATAAAGCTATTGGTGTAGAAGAGTCTTACATCGATGATCTTGATGATCAAATAGCAGAAGCTATTAAAAATTATCTATTTGATAAAGATGGTAACACAAACGAAGATCTTTGTCAAAGTAAATTAATAGAAGTAGCTCTTCACGAGTTTAGTTATAGTCAACTAGTTATCTTAGCAGGAAGACATCTACAAGATAAATTAGATCGCTTTGAAAGAAAACTAGAGATGATATCTAAAATGGGTGCAGATAAGATGATCAAAAAGATTGCATTAGATGGTGATGATATTCCTGAAGACATTAGAGAGTTTCTTATTAAACTTGCTGATCAAGGAAAAGGAGATACAGAGAAAACACCAATCAATGGTGATGATCTTCCAAAAGAAGTGAAAGATTTTCTTGATAGTATTGTTCGTAGAAAAATGGAAGAAGGTGATGATGACTAATCCAACACGTAGAAATCTATCTGGTGTGTATATATTTGATACATTACCAGGTGATGTTAAAAGACAACCTACATGTTTTGAAGATTGTACAGAAGAAAAGCAACAGGAATGGTTAGATAGTCTAACACCTGAGGCCTTAAAGAGTCTTGTTATACAATTAGGAAAGACATTAAGACACATTGGTGATCAGTTTGACATCCTTACAGGATATGAAGAAGATGAACAAGAAGATTCTAATCCTATGTATGAATTTTAATCAACAGGAGAGCTATAATGGCTCTCCTTTTATATTAAAGCTATGAAAAAATATAGATTCAAGACAATAGACGAATTTAAAGAAGACAATCTTTGGATAGATGATGAGTGTTCAGATCATGATAATGGTTATCCAGAAGAATGGTGTGAAAGTGGTGACATGAATACATATCTAGGTGAAGAGATTCCAAGCAAATTCAATAAACACATTGAACAAGGTCATGGATTTGACATGAATGGATGGACTTTTCGCATAGATGATGTCACAGAGGTCATAGAACCAGAAATTAGCATTGAAGAAGCATTAGAGCAAGTAAAACAATTAAATAAAAACTCCTTAACAACAAAGAAAGCAATGAAAACAACAAAGAACGCAGTAAAGAATCCAGTAGCAGAGAAATTTGTATTCATGGATAAAACAGTTAGCATATTAAACGTAGGATTTTCTACAGCCAAGAATGTTATTTTATATGGTCCAGGTGGTCACGGAAAATCAGAGATCACATTAGATTTCTTAAAAGCTAAAGGTATTGAGCCTTTCATCCAAACTATGGGTACAGGTATGACTACAGATAGATTGTTTGGTGGTCTTGACATTCCTACATTCGAAACAACAGGTAAGATTGAGTATTTAGTACACAATTCATTCATGAATCATGAATATGTTATCTTCGAAGAGCTATTCGATGCTCCTGATTTCATATTGGAGCAGTTAAAGGACATCTTATCATCAGGTGTATTCAGAAATGGTACACAGATATTTCCTATCAACACCAAATTCATCATCTGTTGTACTAACAGAACTCGTGATGAATTCTCTAAGAACATGTCATTAAAGGCATTGATGGAGCGTTTCCCATTAGAATTGAATGTAATATGGGACAACTACACAGAAATCAGCTACAACAAGTTGCTTGAGAGTAAGTTTGGTGAAGGAGAAGTGGATCCAGTGATTCCTTATCTATTACAAGAGTATGCTAAGAATGGTATTACTATTTCACCTCGTGTTGCTGTTACAGCATATCAAGTGTATGATGAATGTGGTCCAGAATCATTATCATTCATTGCAGAGTTTGCAAAGAAACCATCTTTAATCTCTGAAGCAATCAAGAAGTTTGAATCAACAATCAAGTTCAGAGACCTATCTGCAGCTATTACATTTAGCATCGAAACTCTAAATAGCTTACCATTGGTATCTAGAGAAGATGAGCAGTTACATAAAGGTGCTATTTCAGATCTTAAGAAGCAATTAGCTGATATGAAAGGCTTAACTGTAGGTGATGATGTTGTACATGTACACTCACAGCTTGTTAAAGCAGCTACATCTGCTCTTGAGAAATTTGAGAAGAATTTAACTATTGCTTCATTTATCTAAGAGATGGGAAAGTTATGGGATGATGGGTATGATGACTACTATGGTAGTAGTTATTATGCCCCAACCTATGCTCCTAAAAAGAGTACAGGAGGATGGAAGAGTAAATATGGTGGCAGTGGATGGTCTAAATCAAACTGGTCATCATTCTCTTACTCTTGGGACTATGGTGGTGATAACAATGATGATCTGTTTGTTAAAGATCCAGTTAACTATCTAACACCAACAGCTGCAGAGATCAGAAAGAAGGTGCACGCACCAAAGCAAACATCTATTGATACAATCAAAGAACTAGCACGTATATGTTATTTCAAGATGATTGATGAAAGAGAATATGTTGCTGAGAAGTATGCAGACTATGATTCTTTGTCTGAAGGAGATCAACATTCATATCAACAGAAGAAAGCTTTGTACGATAGTATATTTGAGCAATTCATTCCTGGATTCTCACCATTAGAACAAGCTATATCTATTTATTTGAAACTGAAAGGTCAAACAACTAAAGAAGATAGAGAAGATGGTGATGATGATGAAGAGGTAGATCTTACTAAAAGACTTGACTTTGATAGAAGTGTGTATTCTGATCCTAACATCAATGAACAACTAGATCTTAACGAACTTAGTAAAGAGAGAAAGATGGAGATCATGAATCACCTATCTCTTGTAGGTCAGTTTGGATCTGAGTTCAAGGTTGAGAAAGAAATCAGTGAGAAGATTGTAGCCAATTCTGATCAGTATTCTACTATGATTATGAGAGACTATTCTCAGATTCATATGATGAATCTAATGCAGAAGGTGTATCCAAACTTTAGAAGTAAGTTCTTAACTAAAGACTTGACAGTAAATGTACCTGTTGATAGAAAAGAACAGATTCAAAAGATCATTATTCTTCTAGATTACTCAGGAAGTATGCATGAAGATGAGAAACAGGTGTGGGTGAATGCTATATTAATCGACAGGTTCAGATATGTAATGAAAGGAGAAGCAGAAGTGTTCTTTAGTTATTTCGTTTATGACTGTGAAGATCTTCAGTTCCAACATATCAAGGATAGAGATGATGTTATACGCTTTTGGCAAACATTCTCTAATGCACCTAATGGTGGTGGTACAGCAATTGGTGACATAGTTCAATATGTTGCTGATGAAGTGTTGCATAGTCGTAAGTTACATAACCTAGATATAAATCTATCTGAAGAGAAACCAGAGATATTAATCATCAATGATGGTCAAGACTCTGTAGGTACAGATGAGTTTCCATACAAGGTTAATGCTATCTCATTGATGTCATTCAGTGAAGAGCTTAAAGACTTGTGTCTTGCTACAGAAGGTAAACAGATTGAGATTACATATGATCTTGAAACGTTTGCTTATTCTAAAGAAGCAGGAAAACAACAGCTCAAAAATTAATTGTTTGTTTTATTAATCCCTGTGATGTATCTTTGCAGGGATTTTTATTAATTAAAACCAATATCAATGAAAATTTTATTAACACTGCTGATTGTCCTAGTATGGATATTTTTAGCATCATTCTTATTCAACCATTTCAATTCGTGGATAGGAATAGCAATTGCAATTGGAGGAGTTGCAACCTCAATTTATTATTTAGAAAACAAATTTAAAAACCAACAGAAAAAATGAAAAAAGTATTAGGATTATTATTAGGTTTGATGTTATTGACATCATGTGAGCGTGTTGCACCAAACTATTATGGTGTATTGATGGAAAACTATGGTAAGAATGGTAAAGATGACTATTCTAAGCAACAAGGTAGAGTGTCTACAATGTCACCAGGTACAGAATTGTTTCAAGTACCAGCATGGGAACAAAGAGGTGTGTTCACTAACGAAGAAGGAGAAGAGAGAACATTAAGTATTAAAGCTGCAGATAACACTGCGTTCACATCTAAACCATTGTACTCATACAAAGTGATTCCATCTAAAGTTGTTGATGTTGTATTCCAAAACGCAAGACTTGGTTCAGGTGATGATTTTATGAAAGCTTTACAAGATAATGTATTAGAGCCTCGTATTTATGACATCATTAAAGAAGCATCAAGAGCTTATACAACAGATTCATTAATGGCTAATGGTGGTTCATTGAAGTTTGAGCAGTATGTTCAAGCTATAGTTAAGAAAGAGTTTGAGAAATCAGGATTAGAATTGATTAGCTTCAGTCTTAACTTAGATTTCTCTAAGAAAGTGAAAGCAAAGATTGATAGTCGTAATGAAGTGAACACAAACATTTCTGTATTAGATCAACAGATTGCTGAGCAAAAGAAACGTAATGAACTAGAAGCATTAAAGACTGAACAAAACAAGATTAGAAGTGCTGGTATCACTCCTCAGTTATTGCAAGAGCAAGCTATTAGAAAATGGAATGGTAAGTTACCAACAACATATTCTGGTGGTTCATTACCATTTGTTAAGACAGTTAACTAATAAAAGGTGCTTGTAACTAATCTAGTAATAGATTATATGTCGTACAAGCTAAGTACTATTTGTGAAGCCTTTAGGTTAAACATTGAAAAAAGTTAGGTTAATCATTGATAATTTATTATCTTTGCATTAATCTAACTTGTTTAACCATGAATTTAGGAATATACAAAATAACAAACATAAGAAATGGTAAGTTTTATATTGGTTCAACTAATAATCTAACTAGAAGAAAGAAAGAACATTTTTCACTTCTTAAAAAGAATAAGAATCACTGTAAAATATTACAGAGAGCATATAATAAGTATGGTGAAGAAGCTTTTACTTTTGAAGTATTAGCGTATTGTCCAAAACAATACTTGTTTAAATTAGAACAATGGTTTGTTGATACATTAAAACCTCAATATAATAGTTGTTTAATAGATGTTTCTGTACCAATAGGCTTGTCTGGAACAGGTTATTTATATACAGATGAACATAAAGAAATAAAAAGAAAAGAAGCTTTTTCTAAATTAAGTGCTATTGAAAATTTTGGATGGAAATCAAGAGTTATTGAAAAACTTAATGATGATAAAGAACTTATTAAAGAATATAGTTCTTTGAAAGAGTATGCTACTGAACATAATTGTAGTATAGGAAATGTAGGTAAAGCTCTTAAAAAAGGAAATAAATGTAAAGGTTTTTACATTAGATATAAACAATAGTGGACTGAACATCGAAAGCCACTTTAAAAATTGGATGGAAGTAGTAATATTTTCCTGTGTTGGTTCCCTTGAGAAAGGATGATATTGAAATTGTGGATGAATGAAGAACTATACCACACAACACAAATGAGTTCTCAGCAAGTAGTTATTGCGAAGATGGTGTCTAGTAATAGATATGAATGGCAAAGAGTTAATATGATACCCTGGATAGGGAAATTCCACGAAAACCTCTTAACTACATGACCCTACTCTTATAGGCCTAATGCAGCCCGAAATGCAAGATAATAAGAAAGAGGGTGCTAAAAACAGTCAGGTGGCGGAATTTGTTAGACGCTATGAGAAAACCCAAATACTGAGGGCGTCCATTTAGAGAGGAGTAAAGATAATGCTAGCTCATCAATCAGACTCTCGTACAGGTTCGAATCCTGTCCTGACTACTATATCAAAATGGGGGTGACTGGTTTTGACAGGTTACCAATAATTAATACAATCAGCCCAGAGAGATAACTGGTTAAAACTAAGGTGAATTTAATAAATGGCAAAAACAATTCTCGTGTAGTGGCTCTAGGAGCAAACGCACAAATCGAAGCTAACATGAACAAAGTATTCTCTTTATTGAGAGAAGAAGTTGCTGTAGCAGCCTAAATTAAACAGGATTTCTCAGTTAGATTAAACTGAGTGGTGGATTCGCTCAAGCCTAGCTTGACCCTATAAGCTGTATAAATTGTATTAATGAACGTAGTTTGGACAAGGGTTCGAGTCCCTTCACCTCCACTTCCACAAAATAACAGTGCACTTCCATTGTTATTCGAAATATATTTATTACATTTGTATTATTAAATTAATACAACCATGGATAAGTATAAAAGAAAACAAGAAGAAGTGCAATGTTCTTATTGTAAAACGATCTTTAAGAAAGATGTATCTGAGATAAAGAGAAGTTTAAAAGTAGGTAGATTACATTATTGTTCTATGAAGTGCTCAAAGAGTATTCCTTCTAATATAGAACATTTGAAAAAAGTTGGTAATAAAGATACTACACATCTAAATCCTTCTAATAGAAGAGATGAGTTTAGTGACTTTAGAGAACATCTAAGAAGAGCTAGTAGAAGAAACAAGTCTTTTGACCTATCCTTACAAGATTTAAAAGATCAGTGGGATAAACAGAATGGTCTTTGTGTTTATTCTAAAGTTCAACTTATACATCCTACAGCAGGATCTAATTCTCATATATACACAGCAAGTGTAGATAGAATAGATTCTTCATTAGGATATATAAAAGGTAATGTGCAGTTTATAAGCATTGCTATGAACCATATGAAAGCAAATATGTCTGATGAAGATATGTTTAAGCTATTAGAAATATTAAAAAATTAAATGATTGAGTGGCGGAATGGTAGACGCTAAAGTAGGTTACCCTTAGAGTGAGACCTAACACATATAAAATAAATGCAGTTTACTGCTTGTGTTAGTCATTGGTAAATTGGAAAATGTCACTCATGCAGGTTCAAGTCCTGTCTCAATCACAAATAAGCCTCTGTAATAGAGGCTTTTTTATTTATTAATCCTTAATAACTAAATAACAATGAAAGAAAAAATAATACCAAACACACAGAAGAGGTATTCTATTACTTCTGAAGGAATAATTTATACTCACTACAAAAATACCAACACTGGTAGAAAATGTTATAGAAAAGCACCTCTTGCTAAATACTTGCAAAAGAATTCTGCTGTTGTTAATTTACAATTTGGTAAACATTCAAAAGCTAACAAATCAAAAACTATTTATGTTAATACATTGATGATAGATATGTTCAAGTTAAAGAAACCAGATGTATTTCATATGTATGATTTAAAACCTAAAAATGGTGACATATTAGATAATTCGTTAGATAATCTAGAATGGAGAATTAGATCCACTTCTGATTTTAATTTCTACCCTCAACCATATTATGATAAGAAAGGTAACATAACATCTAAACGTTGCTCAAATTGTGGAGAAATAAAAGATATTAGTTGTTATAATTTACAAACTCCAAAAAGAAAAAGTGAAAATCCAACATATAAGAATAAATGCACTAGATGTAGAACAACAGAACGAAGAATTCTTATTAATAGTAATGAAGAATCATTAAAAAGAGCAAGAGAACACGCACGTAGATGGTCTAATTCTGAAAAAGGAAAAGCTTATCATAGAGAATATGGTATAGCCTGGACTAAAAAAGATTATGATAGAATAGGTGATCATTATATAAGTAATTGCTTAAAAGTAGCAAGAAAAGAATTAACACCAGAATTACGAGAAATATTTAAAAAGAAAATAACCTTAAAACGAAAATTAGAAAATCATGGCAAAGAAAATTAAAACAGCAGATGTTACAGATGTAATCAAAGTGACACAAGAGATTGGTGATGTATTATCAACTCAGTATCATGCATCAAAAGATTTAAAAGTGGCTCAAGGAGCGTTATCAGCTTATAAAACTGCAATTAGTGCAGCTAAAGCTCAATTGATTTACAAGAAGTTAACTGGTACACCAAGTAGCATTGAGTTCTTTCAATAAATTATTTAATCCTTAATAACAATAGAAATGAAAAAAATCAAAATGGAACCAACAGAGTTCTACCACTTCAGAAAATTAGCGTTTGCATTTAGTCTTGCATTCGGATGTACAATAACACATGGTGTGTATATTGTAGAGGCCAGTATAGACCAACTTGAAAAGTTGGGTTATTAAGGAGGGAAATTAAAGGGCTCTGTAGTGGAGCCCTTATTTCTTATGTTTAATTTAAAAACAAATAAGATATGAAAAAACTACTATTTATTGCATTATTACTTGTATCATTTACAAGCTTTGCACAAGACACTTTTGTAAGAAACTACACTTCTTACATAAACACTAAAAACGGAGTTAAAGAAGAAGAAAAAGAAATTTCCGTAGTTGTTGTTTTTAATGCTGATGGAGAAAATAAAATTCTTTTCAAATTTGCCACTGGTAATGTTTTTACTTTATACCAAATAGGTAAACTAGAAAATGGTAAAACCAATGGTGGTTATGAATATCAAGGTATTCAAGTTATCAATCAAAAAAACGCAGAAGAATTTTACTTACAGCTATTTGACAAGGATAATGTTTTGCGATTAATATTTGATGAGGATAACAACATGGAATTTTATAAATAACAAATAAGATTATGCCAGATATTACAATGTGTGAAGGACAAGGTTGTGAATTAAGATCAACTTGTTATAGATATACAGCTGAACCAAGCAAGTATAGACAATCATATTTTATTGAACCACCTATAAAAGATGGTGAGTGCGATGAATATTGGGAAGACCCAAAACAGAGAGCTAAAAATTTAATGAGACTTAAAAAAGGATACAATGAATAAAAAAGATGCATTAAGATATCATAAGTTAGCAGCGTTAAGTAATTCTTTATTATCAGAACTAGATGAAATGCAACCTACAGCTCCTATTGGTTCAAACTTACATCAGAAGGCCAAAGAGTTTATAGAAGCATTAGAGCCATTTCTATCATCTAGTTACGAAAGTGAGATAATTAGATCAACAACGTATTTAACTGACCTATCACATAAGATAGACACAGTGATTAGAAAGAACTTTGAATTTATAGAAAAATAAACAACAATGAGAAGATATTTAATATACTATTTAGGTGAAAACAATAGTGAAACTGCAGACTTAGAAATCATCATAAAAGCTGATGATATGGAAAAAGCAATTAAAGAATTCAAGAAAGAAGTAAAGAAATACGAATCAATAACCACTATAACTGAACTTTGTTATGCATAAAAGAATAGAAGTAGAAGTAACTGTCCACGATGTAACATTAGAAGTTAGTGGAATTTATTACCCAGAAGAACCAACAGTTTGGCATGATGGTAATATGGAAGGTTATCCAGGAGCTCCTGCTGAGTTTGAATTAGAATCAGTGCAACTGGAAGGAATAGATATCACCGCATTAATTGATGGTGATGTAATTGATTTAATTGTAGAACAAGTAATAGAAAAACAATCATGAAAGTAGTAAACGGAAAATGGCAAGACAGAAATGGTGATCCAATCAATCATTTCAACGCATCAGAGCTTATGGAAATAGGCCAGAAGGTGAAAGCAGTATATGGTGAAGACATAACGTCTAACAGAATAGATGTTATATCATCTCTTACAACTCTATCAGAGAAAGAAGAGAATGGTTTAGCTTATCTATTGAGCAGTGATATAAACATTGCTAAGCTAGCAGGTATGTAATTATGGAACCACAAGATATAATTGGTAAAGAGTTTACCTGTTTTAAGTTTGAATCTGATGATAGATTAAAGTGGAACTTCGAGTATGATAATCTTATAGGAAAAACTGGTACAGTTGTAAAATTACATGATCACTATCAACAATATGCTCGTGTAAAAGTTCATACAACTATTGGTAAAACAATAGAAAGACATTTTCCTACACAGATGATTATAGATCAACTTCAATTTGAAAACAAGTCTATAGAGGATCTCCTTAATAATATGAAACAATTAATATCAAGACTATGAGTAAATGGTACATTTTAGACAACAACAATAATCCTATTGCTACACCAATGTTAGAAGCAGCAAAATGGTTAGAAGAAGGGTCAAATAGAAGAATAGTGAAACAAGATCAAATTAATGATGTATTTGTATCAACAGTGTTTCTTGGATTAGATCATGCTTGGGACAGTAATGTACCAGTATTATGGGAAACTATGATATTTGGAGGAGAACACAATCAATATCAAGAGCGATACACATCTCATGAAGATGCTCTTGAAGGACACGAAAAAGCATTAACCTTAATAACAAAAGAATAACATGGGAAAATTAACTAAACAAGTGCAAGAGGTTATAGACAAAGCTGTTGAGAACCTCTACAGAGAAGAGATCTACATCAATGGTAGACATGAATATGATTATCATAAACATGAAATCGATAAGAACATCACTGTACATACATTGTATTTCAGTGAGGATGAAGAATGGGGTGAATCATTTCAGAAAAAAGTTGCTATGCAATTAGTAGATGATGGTAATGGTATAGAAATCATTGGTTCATGTACTAAGAAGACACTTAACTATTTAGAAGCTGAACAACTTCATATATTGTTGAGACTGTCTAGTACGCATTGTGTATATCAGATTGCTGAACCAACACCTAAGAAAGATTTCTAATGTGGTATCCAGCAGAAATATCATTGTCAAGCTACCTTCCTGATGAACTTCAGGAAGGAATGCTTTTCATCAATAGAATATCTGTTGGTGTTGTAGAACCTTACATTGAGCTATTTGAACTAGAAGATGTTCCTGAAGATGCTGATGCATTTATGGCCAAGAATGGTGCTCCTGTAGAAATAATAATCATTGATGAAGATGATGAATTACTTGCTTCACAAAATGAAATAGGTTGGTGGGACGATGGTGATGATTCAGATGAATACAGAGAGGTTACATTAGATGATATCAATTACCTATTGAGAGAGTTTGATGGATATGTTGATATAGAAGTAGATGAATATGGTGTAATTCTTATTGAAGACAGAGTGGTTTTATCACTTGCACCAGAAGAAGATGATGAAGATTGGGATGTAACATTAAACGATGGATTAGAAGAAGAATAAATAAACAATTAAATTTTAAAGCTATGAAACATTACACAGCAAAACAAATCAATCAAATTAAACAAGAAATTAGAACAGGAAAACCTGTAGTATTAATTGCTGAAGACTTGGCAAAAGAATGGGGTAGACCTCTAAGAGGAATTTACAGCAAGGTATTAAATCTTTCTAAACAAACAAGAAAGATTACTAACACTTACACTGGTCCAACTAAACGAAGAAGAATCAAAAAAACTCCTAGACCAGCTGCTGTAGAACAAGTGATTATGAATCTTGAACCAATGCCAGGATCTTTAATGGAGAACTTTGACAATCGAATCAAAGAAATCATAGAAGATATCGAAGCAACTGAAGCAGCACAAGCTGTTAGAGAGATCTGTGAAGAGATTGTAGAGAAACCAATTGAAAGACAGCCTGCAGAAATAGGTATTGAAGTTCCTGTAGGAACAATGTCATTTGTTGGTACACCAAGTAGAATAGTAGTCTATCAAGATCACGTTAGATATTACTTTGATAACTAAAATTATTAGAATAATATAATATTTTTAATTATCTTTGTAAGCTATGAAGTTTATAAATTACTTAGTTAGGTGGATATCAAATAATCTCGCTATTCCTTTCTGGATGGTGGGACATATCCATCTTACTACTAACGTATATGAAGACATATATGAGATAATAGCCTCGTTTGGAATGAATATCATTGTAGC